AAGTGAGAAAGTCACCAAGGAAGTACCGTTCAAGGACACCACTGCTACACTCTACGGCAAGGAGATTCATACAGTCTGCGAAGAGTTTCTTAGAGATGGTACACCAATACCAGAAAGACATGATTACTTATGCCCTTACCTAGAAAGGCTAAAGGCTATCCCCGGCGAAAAGCATTGTGAAATTAAAGTTGGAGTGAAAAAAGAAGATGGACGATTGGTGGCATGTGATTACGACGACAGTGATATATGGTTCCGGGGTATTTGTGATTTGGCTATTCTTAACGGGACCAAAGGATATGTAGTCGATTACAAGACTAGCAAGAATGCGCGATACGCCGATATGCGGCAGTTGTATTTGATGGCAGCGGCACTGTTCCTGAAGTTTCCAGAGCTTGAAAAGATAAAGCTGATGCTTCTGTTTGTAGTATCTAAGGAAACGGTAAGGGAAGAAGTGACGGTCGAGCGAGGTTTGGATGTCTTTGCTGCACTGCATGATCTGTTAACGCAGCGGGAAATGTCCTATAATACAGACGTGTGGAATCCTAAACCTAACGGACTATGCCGAAGCTGGTGCCGTACCCAGTGTGAGCATAATGGGAGTTTGTGATGGCTCGTAACTACAAGCAGGATTGGCAAAAAGAGAAAGCCCGTCAAGAGAAAGATGGTGGAGTGCTAAAAGCCAAGCTAGCCCGTCAAACGCTCAGGCGCAAGCTGGATAAGGAAGGCGTAGATCGCACCGGCAAGGACATCGCTCACAAGAAGAATCTCTCTCGTGGTGGTAGTAATGGCGACGGGTACTTTCTAACTTCTCCATCAGACAACCGTAGCTTCAAGCGTTCCAGCAATCACAAACCTGCCTCGACATACGATAGTCCTAAGAAGAAAAAATGAGAGTTACACCGACAGCTGTACGGCAGCTAGCTGCCAACTCAGGATTACCGGGCGATGTGGTTGATCGCTACTTGGAAGAGTTCATCAACTTTGCCTTTACCATAGCCAGAAGAGAGCGAAAGCACTGCTACAAGACAGTCCGTAACTGGGTGTATGACCCAGAGTTGAGAAAAATGGATGTGCTTGAGGTACTGAAACCAACCATAGACGACGAAGACGTTTACGATATTCTCTAGTCGTTCTCCTTTTTAACGGGTTGCCGCTCCCCAAGCGGTGGGTTTAGGAATATGGAAATCGTTCATAACAATGCGTTACTGGTTCGCACACGTGATCCAGATAAAATTACGCAAGTAATACAGAAGTCTAAGGTCATCAAAGACGAAGAGGGTGTGGCAGAGGTGCTGGTTCATTGGGATTTAGGTCACGCTATGATCCTCAAAAACCTTGGCTTCAAGAAGGTGCTGTCTCCTATACTGGGGCACTACGCATGGCCGGGAATATATAAGCCGTTCGCACACCAGAAGGACACCGCAGCGTTTCTGACGATCCATAAGAGAGCCTTCTGCTTAAACGCGATGGGCAGTGGGAAGACGAATGCGGCAGCGTGGGCTGCTGATTATCTACTGGAGCAAAAGGCTATTCGTAGAGTGCTGGTGGTCTGCCCTCTCTCTATCATGGACTGTGCATGGCGCTCGGATTTGTTCAAGACTGTGATGCACCGCAGGGTCGGTATCGCACATGGGTCGAGAGAGCAGAGAGTGAACGTCATTAAAGGCAACTATGATTTTGTCATCATCAACTACGATGGTGTAGAGGTTGTACGGGATGAGTTGGCAGCGGCAGGGTTCGACTTGATTATCGCTGATGAGTCTAGCTATCTGAAGAATGCCAAGACGAGACGCTGGAAAGCATTCAACTCTTTGATCGGTCCTGACACATGGGTGTGGCTCATGACAGGTACTCCAGCAGCGCAGTCGCCAGAGGACGCATACGGGCAAGCTAAGATCGTGAACCCAAGTGCCGTACCTTCGTATGCTGGAGCGTTCAAAGACAAAGTGATGATAAAAATTACGCAGTTCAAATGGATACCCAGACCAGAGGCACAAGAGATCGTACACAGCGTTCTCCAACCAGCGATTCGCTACACCACAGAGGAGTGCCTAGACCTACCGGAGCAGTTGTACACAACATACGAAGTGCCGATGACAGCGCAGCAGGAGAAGTATTACAGCAAGTTGCGTAAGGAGATGTTGATACAAGCAGCGGGTGAAGAGGTGTCTGCGGTCAATGCAGCGGTGCAGTTGGGCAAGCTCTTGCAGATTTCATCGGGAGCGGTGTATTCTGATACGGGTGAGGTGGTGCAGTTCGATGCTTCCAACAAGCTGAACGAGATGCTGAACATCGTGCAGGGAGCCTCGCATAAGACGCTGATATTCTGTGCATTCCGGCATTCTATCGACATGGTTCAGGAGTTCTTGCAGAAGCATGGGATTTCTAGCTCTGCCATTCATGGAGGAGTGAGCGCTAAGAAACGTACAGAAATCTTTAGAAACTTCCAAGAGAGCAAGGAGCCGGAAGTGTTGGTGATCCAGCCGCAAGCAGCTGCCCACGGAGTTACATTGACAGCGGCAAATACTGTAATATGGTTCTCCCCGACGACAAGTGCAGAGACGTACTTGCAGGCGAATGCCCGAGTCCACAGACAGGGGCAAAGGAATCCTTGTTTGGTTGTGCACTTGTGTAGCAGTGGGGTGGAGAAGCAGTTGTACAAGGCATTGGAAGATCGTACACTAGCGCAGAGCACTCTGTTGTCCATGTACAAGAACTTTTTGGGAGGTGATATTTGACGTAACCCTTTGATTTTGCTATACTATGTCTGCCCCCACACGCTATGTGGGAGATGTTGATAACGCGATTCACGCATAACTACGCGAGGTTATTATGGATACTGAAAAACCGACAGCGGACAAATTAGCCGCTGCCTTCTTAAATCTGCGAGATGCTTACTATGCTCTGAAGAAAGAACACGAAGAGAAAGAAGCTGAATTGAAAGCGCAGATGGAAACGCTACAAGCAGAGATGAACAGAATCTGCGAAGAGCAAAACGCCACCAGTATAAAAACAACGTCAGGGACTATCGTTAGGAGTGTATCAACAAAATACTATACGACGGACTGGGACTCTTTGTATCAGTTCATCAACACGCATCAGGCACCATACCTGCTTGAGAAGCGGATCAGCAACGGGGCAATGAAGGAGTTCTTAGAGGATCATCCTGATACGTTCCCAATGGGTATGAATACTGACAGGGCGTATTCCGTTACTGTGCGTCGTCCTTCCAAGAAAATCTAATAGGTGAAAACTATGTCTAATGTATCTCTTTTTCGTGACCAGACTTCTATCGTATCAAGCGCTCAGGGTCTGGATGATGTAACCAAGAAGCTGCTGGGTAATGGTGGCAATTACAAGCGTATCTCTCTGCGGGGTAGCAAATTCCGCATGATCGTTAACGGGCAAGAGACTGCGCGTAGTCCTGAACCCAAGATGGATGTCGTAGTCGTTAACGCGGCTCCTGATGTGAGCCGTACCTTCTATGCCAAGACCTTTGACCCCACTGCGGTAGGTCTGCCTGACTGCTGGTCGAATGATGGTAAGCGTCCTGACCCCAAGGCTCCAGCACCGCAAGGCTCATCGTGTGAGACTTGCCCCAAGAATATCGCAGGGTCTGGCACCAATGGTAAGGGCCGTGCATGTCGCTTCAGCCGTAGGCTGGCGGTGGTGCTAGCTAACAATGTAGAGAACAGCGATGTCTACCAGCTAACGCTTCCGGCTACGTCCATCTTCGGTAAAGCCAAGGGTGATGATGATATGGCATTGGATGCTTACGTTAAGCACTTGGCGGGGTTCAACTATTCGATCACTCGGGTAGTAACAGAAATGCGGTTCGATGAAGCAGCAGAGTCTCCCAAGTTGTTCTTCCGCGCTGCGCGTTCTTTGAATGAAAGCGAAATGGCAGCTGTCATCGAAAAGGGCCAGAGTCCAGAGGCACTGTCTGCTATTGCTTTCAATCCTGCTCAGATGGATTTGGCTAAGACCGCAGAAGCTACCGCACCCAAGGCGTCTCCGTTTCGTGAAGAAGCTAAGCCTGCCGTAGTGGAAGAAGAGGAGCCTACCGTGCGTAAGTCGAAGACCAACGCGGCTCCGGTCAAGACGGAATCTGTTGAAGCTATTCTGGACGACTGGGCTACTGACGATTGATAGGCTAAGGTAAAAACTTTTATCTTATTCCGGGCGGTGCACTCCACCGCCCCTTTCGTTAGTAGGCAGGCAGCATGGAATCACAAAAATTATTTAATAAGGTACTGTCGGAAGATGGCTTGCTCTGCTTGGTTGGCTTGATGAGTGATCGTTCGGAGATTCCGAGAGTCCTCTATTTCGAGCAGGGAGA